TACTCTTATTCTACACTATCCGGCAATATTTGTCATAACAAAAATGACTATCCTATTTTATGCAATTAGCACAATAAAGGATTAACTATCTTGTGAAAGCGAAAGTATAATACTTGTCCTCAGCGTTTAACCTATAGCTTGAAACAACAGATTTAATCATATATCCTGAGTAAACGTAATACACTTTTTATTCAATTGTCAACAATTCTACACCTGTCCTGCTCGCCATTTCCTGAGCTGCCGAAGTAAATGTGTTTGACGCACATACCATCGCTCGATCGCATTTATAATACTCTTTCGCAGAAAATACTTCTTGAACAGCCTGTATTCCTACAGATTCAGAATAGCGTTTGCATTGTATGCAAACCTTATTTCCGTTCGGATCAGTAGCAAGAATATCAGCGCCGAAATCTCCTGTAACCGGTGTGAAATCAACGTCTGCCCATCCTTTCAACAAAAGTCTGGTTCCTACATAAGCTTCATAAACTTCGCCGGTCATATAGGGTACCGTTAAACTCAGTATCTCGTTATCCAAATTTACTTCTTGCTGCAACTGCTCGCGTTCAGGTAAAGATTTCACCTTATTTTTGAACGCATGAAATTCGCTTTCAGTTTGATTTAGTTGCCATTTCAAAGTCTCTATTTCCGTATCCTTTGCATAAACTTGATCGGATATATTCTTTCTAATCATCCACGGAACAAAAAAGCAAAATACCATTATCGGTACGGTCACAAGATATGAAAGAGGTACAACAAAACCAAGCACCAGAAAGGATAAGCTCAATAGACCCATCAATACATAAAACAGAATTTCAAACCATCTTATTTGACTAATGCTATTGTTAAGACGAGATGCGGATAACGTGCTCCCGCTTTGATTGTATTGCTGCCGGACATGTCCCGCTCTTGCTCCTTCGTACTTCCAGTTTGCTACTAAATAACTGTTAGATTCCGGACGATAATTTGCAGAAATCAGCTGATTCGGAACGCTTTGACAAACAACAACATATCCGTTGCCGCTCTGTGCAGGAGTCGTCTGTGCGACTGCTCCGAAATTATGCCTTATAACATCTGCAAAAGCTTCCGCCTCAGCACTATTTTGAAATACTTCTGATATCATATTCATTTTGGCTTCATTTGCCGACTGGGTTCTGAACAGCGTGACATATTCTTTCATCCGCTTCACCTCACTAATGTCTTTATTTTACATCATCCTCTCTTTTTTGTCATCACAAAAAAACATCGATTGTATTTGTGCATTTTCAACAAATCATATTAAACCGTTTTGTGAACAACTTCAATCTGTCAATATCGGCTCGTGAACGCCCTTGACCCAATTCATATCCTTGCCGTATTTATACATTCCTTCATACAACGGTCGATTGTTGATAATGCTTCTGACACTGGTATTCTGAAATTTTGTACCTTTGCGCGTTTTATATCCCAGTTCAGTTAATTCGTCAGCTATCGTCAGCATCGGTGTACCTTCATCATGCCGCTTGAAGACATATTCTACAATCGGTTTCTCAGATTCGTTAATAATCAACCTTCCGTTTTCTACCCGATACCCATAAGGGCAACGACCTCCGGCATAGCCGCCGCACTGTGCCTTCAAGCTCCTACCTTTGCCGGTTCTAAGAGCAATACTCTTTCGCTCTTGTTCCGCAACAAACTGTAGCAATGCTCGATAGATGTTAGCAAAGTCACTGCCTTCTGTGAATTCTTCCCTTGTGCTTAGCAATTTAATATTCTTCTTCTCCAGCGTATAGAGATAATAGAAATAAAGTTTGGTATCGCGTGCCAGTCTATCATTTTTGAAAACAATCACTGCTTCAAACGGAGGATTTGTCACATCATCTCCATACAATATGTCATTCAAAGCAGGACGGTCATCTTTTGCTCCACTGATCTCATCGACCTTCCAGTCTACTATGTTATATCCGTTATTGTTCGCGTACAATAGGATCTCTCGCTTCTGTACGTCAATTCCGTATTTTTCATCGGTTGCTTGCTGACCGGTCGATACGCGGATATACCCGACCGCATTCTTGTAAGTCATCATAACGGAGCCCTCACTTTCTTATTTGCATTTATTATAACAACAGTTTATGCAAATGTCAACAAGTTTTTGCAAATCGCCTTTTTTATTTTTGCGGGTACTCGGAGAGGCGACCCCGCCGCTAGTGTTGATTGGATATCCCCCCGGGGTGTCTTGAACCCCCGGAGTTGGTGTCAAGCCGAGACAGGAACACCCTTTGAAACAATATTTTGTATAAAATCATGAAATTATTTTGTATTTTCTATTGACAGGTAAATGCAAATACGCTATAATTATACCGTAATCAAAAGAGATTACAGAAAAGGCGGTGAAAGAATGAAAGACAACAAACCAAATCCGAGAGGTAAGCCAATGACTAATAAACAGACATCAGCTCTACTGGAAGCTGTGAAGATCATTCTTGAATTATCACATAGTACCGATGATTCGATCCAGTACATCAACCGAATACAAAATCAGCTAAAAGAAAAGACCGCCCACGGTGGCACCCGTGAACGGTCAGAACAGACAGATTAACAAACACAACCACAAAGGGGTTCAGCGGTTTACACCGCCGCCGCTGTTCCCCTTGATTATAACAGCATGGCGGTACAAAGTCAAGGAGGATATTATTATGAGTTACGGAACATTTACCCCTTATTTAACGACAAGAACCAAAACAAACGAATATCATCGATCGCATTTTATCATTCATTTTAATTATCAATATCATTTTGCTGAATTTGAAACTGGGGAACAGTTGCATTTCTTCTGTGAAACCGTAGGAATACATCAGACCAGACAAACGGAATACAAAGAAGATAACCATGACGATGCAGTATATCAGCGTTTCGAAATGGATAAACAGATTGAGGACACCAGCTTTTGGAACACAGACGAGCTTCCCGATGGAGCTAAACCCATTAAGGCACTATCTAACGGTCACATTGTCACTTGCTATTATTACAATGACGGGAAAGTAGTACATTTTTACAGACCAAACCCAAACGCTAAACACGTATATAAGCCTTTGACAACCAATGATCATATCGCACACGTTCGCACTTATGGCTTGTATTAAGTGTAAGGGAAGTACCGCAACATGAATCATACCACACCCTACACCGGCACAGTATCGAAACTATGCCTAGATATCTTGAAACAACCGCACACTCTGATTGCAGGCGCGACTGGCAGCGGTAAAAGCGTACTGATCAACAGCCTGATCTATACCGCACTGTTCGACAGCCCGAAAAAAACGCAGTTTATTCTGATCGACCCGAAACGCGTTGAGCTGATCGACTACAAGCCGCTGCCGCATACTATGGCGTATGGCTCAGAACCGCGCGAGATCGCAAAGATACTAAAGCAGGCCGTCGCACTGATGGATCGCCGCTACACCGATATGCAGAAGCGGCACATCAAGCGTTATGACGGTTCGGACGTTTACATCATCGTTGACGAGTTCGCCGATCTGATGACGACACAAAAGCGCGAGACACTCCCGGCGCTTTGTCGGATCGCCCAGCTCGGCAGAGCCGCCGGGATCCATCTGATCTTAGCAACCCAGCGCCCCACACGCGATATTATCAACGGTCAAATCAAGGTCAATATCGACAGCCGCGTAGCCCTCAGATGCCCCACCAAACAGGACAGCCGCAACATCATCAATACCGGCGGTGCGGAGCTGCTACCCCGTTACGGCTCCGGGTACTACCTGACGCCCGACACAATAACCCCCGTATTAGTTGACATTCCGATGACAGAGCCCGCCGAAATCAACAACATCATTTCATACTGGACAAGAAAAGCCCACCGCTTTTGACGGTGGGTTATTTCTTTGCATATTGCTGAAATTGCCAGAATTGCCCTTGCTTTGCATTTTGTGTCTTAGTAATGTAATTTCATTACTAAGCAGTCAAACGCGCGACAGGCGCAAAATTTCGCAGGATTTTGATATACTTACGGATCAATCAAGAAATTAAGATAGGAAAAGCCGCCGACATTCAGGTCAGCGGCTCGATTTGTTTATACGGGATTTCGTAGCGATTGATATTTTTCGGAAAAGTTGCTTTCTGCGATTTTCAGAAAAATCACTCGTCGATATCCTGACCGTCCGTATCGATCACAACGCTCTCACGGTACCGCTCTTCCAGGCGCTCGGGGCTTTCTGTGCCTCCCATCGGGTTGCTCGGCGTGACGACGACCTCCTGCTTGTCAGTATAGTCCATGTTGTTCTTCATGAGGAAGATACCGGAGACGGGGTTGATCTTGCCGTTCTGCATGTAATCCTCCATCATTGCATTGATGATCTGCACCGCCCTTTTTATCGAGTTGATAACCTCGGAGGGATAGCCCCCTGTCTGTTTTGTTCTGATTTTCCACAAAGTTGTGCGTTCAACGCCTAGAGAAAGAGCAAGACCGGCGACCGACGGCTTCATGTCGTTTAATTCGCAAATAGAAAAATAATCCAAAATTCTCTGATCGACGAGGTCAACATTTTTCAGATCGATACGGTCTAGCTTGGCCACTTCCATCGTATGCTGAATGTACTTTTGGTTATCGCCTGGTTCAGTCTGCGGCTTCATCTGATCGGATTTCTTCGGACGGTTACCTTTACCCTTTCCCTTCACGATAGTCTCTCCTATATTCTTCATATCTTTCTGCTCCATTATTTCACCTCCGCTTTCATAATTCTTTCTGCGCACATTAGCTGCCTTGTCACACTCCCCCAACAGTCATGTTTTGGAAGCTCGCACTTATCTGCGATCGGGCAGGTATCAGGGCAGGAAATCTCGCCGCTTCTGATCTTTGCGATAATTTCGCGGCGTCTGTTTGTTTCGCACATATTCACTCCTCCGCTTCTATGATGGT